GGAAAATGGAACATACGTCAACTCTTTGGTCCCTGCGAACCCTGCGTCAACTGACGGTCTCGCGCAAGCTGATGACCACATCCGCCTGATCAAGAGTACCCTAAAGAATACCTTTCCCAACCTTACTGGCGCTGTGACTGTCACGCAGGCAACTCTTAATAACACTCCTAGTTCTCTGACTGACCTTGGCATCACTGATGGCACTGCTAGTGGGCAGGTGCTCACAACAGATGGCAGCGGGAACTTTAGCTTCACTGCGTTACCAGCAGGCACCACAGACACCAACTACTATGTGACTGGTGGTTCTGTCAGTGGCACCACGTTGACCCTCAACCGCCAAGGCCTTGGCAGCGTAAGTATCTCAGGACTTCCTGCTGCTGTGACCAATACAAGCCAACTGACCAACGACAGCGGCTTCATTACGTCCCAGTACACCCAGCCCACAACCGCTGGTGCTGTTGGCACTTATGTTTTTGCTTATGATAATGTTCAACGTCAACGTACATTTGGGGGTACTTATGCGGGTAGTGACCTGTACCCAGCTTCAATACTAGCCAGCGGCAGTGCTCAAGTATTTACCAACGGCACCATCTACCTGAGTACTGGCAGTGGCACTCTTTCGGGTACTTGGAGGAGTATGGGTGGTCAGTATACTGCCTCAACCTGGCAAGGCGCAAACCTTTACTTAAGGATTTCCTGATGGCTATTACAATCACAGAAGTGCGCAATGCACAGTCACTCCAGTCCGACAACCTCCGTATGGACGTTGAGATCAACCATCCAGACTACGGGTGGATACCTTACACTGTAGACCCTTCAGACACTGATACCACAATAGACAACGCTGCCATCCTAGCTCTCGTTGGTACTGACTTTAGTGCATATGTTGCTCCTACCCAAGCCGAGCTTGATGCTGCTCTGGCCGCTGAAGTAAGGGCTGAGAGAGACCGTCTGTTAGTGGCGGTAGATGTAGTCGTCAGCAACCCTCTGCGCTGGGCAGACCTATCCTCAGACAAGCAAACTGAGTGGACTGTGTATCGCCAAGCACTGCTTGATGTACCTCAGCAATCTGGGTTCCCAAGCACAGTAGTTTGGCCCCCGGTAGTCACTTAGACTTAACCTACAGTAAGGAACTCAGGCCATGCCTAACTTACCAATCCGTGGACTAGGGTCCGTGGGCGTGGTCACTGATGTTGACCCCTACAACCTCCCCACCAATGCCTACACCAGAGCAAAGAACATTAGGTTCACTGATGGTAATGTGACCCGTGGCCCAGTGTACCGGGCTGTGTCTGATGCCATACCGTGGAACCCTGTGTTTTCTTATGGCCTCACAGCCCTCTCTGGTTACGATACTGTGTTGTTGGTGGATGATACCTTCGACATCTATGAGTTCTCCAATGGAACCTTTACGCAGCGGTTCAACTCTGGCACCTCTACGACCATCTATAGGACCACAGCTACAACTCTTGCGGATGTGCAATACGTCAACCGTGCAGACCAAGTGCCTGTAGCAAGAACCCCAACTGCCAGTAACTTTACTGCTTTGGCCAACTGGCCCTCCAACTACACCACAACAGCCCTCCGCTCTTTTGGTGACTTCTTGTTGGCTCTGGGTACAGTGGAGGCAGGTACTAGCTACCCTAACCGTGTGCGGTTCTCTGACCCCGTCCTAGCAAACCAAGTCCCAGACACTTGGGATGAGACTGACTTGACTAACAGTGCTGGCTTCAATGACCTCGTACAGATGAAGACACCCATCATGGATGGTGCCACACTAGGGGCGAACTTCCTTGTGTATTCCCAAGACCAAGTGTGGATGATGGAGTTTGTGGGCGGTACGTTCATCTTTAACTTCCGCAAGGTCTTCGATGATGCCGGCGTAATCAATCAGAACTGCATAGTGGAAGTCGAGGGTCGCCACTACGTCTTCGACCAAGACGACATCTATGTGACTGATGGCAACACCCGGCAAAGCATCTGTGACGGAAGGGTCCGTAAGTACATCTTTGGTGGCATGGACACTTCACTTACCACTGAGTGCTTTGTTGTCCACAACAGTGACCTCGAGGAGATATACTTCTGCTACCACACAGGCGACGATATGGCTGTGTATGCAGATGGAACTCATTGCAACCGCGCAGCTGTCTACAACTACAAAGAGGACGTATGGTCCTTCCAAGACCTCCCCAATGCCGTAAGTGGCTCAGAGGCCTCAGTAGACAGTGTGTTCTCCTACGCTGATGCAACCCAGACCTATGATGACATTGGTGGCTCTTACCACGATCAGGAGAGCCAGAATACTCGTAGGTCTCTGCTTGTGTCCTCCACTGGTGGCGGCATTGCAGACAGTAAGCTCTACGGTATCGACCTAGTGGACCAAGGCAACTTAGCTCAATCAGTGGACACCACAGTCTCCTCTCCGCTTTTACTTGAGCGTGTAGGTATAGACCTGGATGACGCGGGTATCCCCCTCAGCGGCTACAAGGTAATCTCCAAGGTTTACCCCCAGATGTCTACAGTCAATGCAGATGCTACCTTTGGTTTTACCTTTGGTGCTGCTGACACTCCCAATTCCACTCCCAACTACCAGACTGAAGTCACCTTTGACTCCTCTACTGACTACAAGGTGGATACACGGATTGCTGGTAGATACCTGTCCTACAAGTTGACCACAGCAACTCTGAAGGACTTTGCGTTGAGTGGTATGGACGTTGAAGTTGTAGTCACAGGTCGGAGGTAACTCATGTCACTATCTGACAAGATCAACATTCTGGTGTCCCCTTACACGCGCCGCCAAGCACCAAACCTCAACCCCGACTTCTTAGCCAACTACCTACAAGAAGAACTACGAGAACTAGAGGCCTCTGTGAGGTCTCTGAGTGACGCAAGTGTTCAAGTGGCAGACAGAGCACCCGATAGCCCCCGTAAGGGCATGGTCCGCTATGCTGTATCTCCCTGGAACCCTAAAGGTGACGGATCCGAGGGGCTAGTTGTCTACAACGGCACAGCTTGGGTGGCAGTATGAAGCATGACCTTAGCATACGATCTGACATCTCCTCTCTTCAGTATATTCTCGACCTGGGTATTGAGCGTGGAGACATCCAAGACAGACAGCTGGACGCTACTGTTGAGCATTACTTTACCCCTGTGAGCAACGAATATGGCTGTGCCCAGTATGCACGGCAGCTGTTTATGCCTGAAGGTACGGTCTGCGTAGGTAAGCTACACAAGCTGCCTCACCTAACTTTCTTGATGCAAGGCCGCGTCCTGGTTGTTTCTGAGAATGGCGGCAAACAGGACCTGGTTGCACCTGTGACCTTTGTCTCACCGGCGGGATCCAAGAGGGCCTTTCACGTCCTCGAGGATGCAATCCTAACGACCGTGCATCTAACAAAGCACAACCAAGAAGAAGATCTCTCAGACATAGAAGAAGAGGTCATAAGCCCAACTTACTCAGCAATGGGTTTGGAGGAACCAGATCTGTCTGGCCTCGAGGACTTTATGCAAACCCACACACTGATGAGTGAAGAGGAATAATAATATGGCATGGATCGCAACAATCGCATCCGTCGGTGTAGGTCTCTACAGCGCAAACAAAAAGAGTAACGCCGCAGACGAAGCAAACCGCCAGAACATGGCTGGCTTCAACCAATACAAACCATACACAGACAGAGCTCTGGCGGGTGGCCAAGCTGCCAACGCCGATCGGTTAGCCGCAGGTTTCTACGGTGGGCCTACCTATGCTGGCCCCAATGGTTACCAGACCGGCGCAGCCACAGGTTACGGGGATGCCTCAATGGGCATCATGAACCGTGGTTTTGACATGGCTGGTGCTAATGCAGGCTTTGGTGCAAACGCCCGTGGTTTGTACGACCAGTACCAGGGTATGGCTAATGGCGTGTCTGCACAGGGACGCATGGACACTGCAAACCAGTATGCCATGGACAACATGAACCCCCTGGTCAACGCTGCAATGCGCGACGATCGCCGCAACCTACAAGAGAACACGCTGACAGGCATCGACCTAGCAGCAAGCGGCTCG